GCACCGCCATCGGTGCTCCTGGCCATATCGCAATTCCAGTTTATTTCTTTGTGGAAAAACCTTCTATTGCACTTGGTAAAAAATTAGCATCTCGACTCTATGGTAAAAATCGAGATGCTGTTTACAATTCACAAACTACACGTCAGTAATATAAAATATGGAGTCGCTTTCTCCAGGTGACTCCAAATCAACTAGAACCGTTACGTCAGTAGCGGTTCCCTGAGCAAAGCGCAGATAAAGCTCTGGCTTTCCGCTTGTTGTATTTACGTCAATAACAACATTTGTTACATCTCCAACACTCCCATTTGGAGTTATTGTATATACAGCGCCTTTCTTGTTTAAGATATACCCCTTGCTGGCCGCTGTTGCACCTAATGAATTCACAAGGCCAGCAAATTTGACAGTAATAAAAGCAGCAGCATAAGAGGCAATTGAATCAAAAGAGCACACCTTTACTGTTGTTTGTCCTATGTTTTTTGTTACAGCAATCCTCTGCACGCCAGCAGGATAATTCTGCTTGCTTGATTGGCCAGATATGTAAGATTTAACTGGCAGGGTACCATCACTATTAAATGCTTCGTTACCTGAAGTCTTCCCACGCTTAGTGTCTATGTAAAATGCTGTGTCTCTACAGTCAATTGCTGTGTTGTTAATAACGTTTCCATATTTACATGGAGCTGAAACCCCCCTTTTGGCATTCGCTATTGTGTTACCTTCAATGTGTACAAACTCTGCGCTTGGGTCGACAGAAATACCATCAGCAAGAAGTGTACTGGAGACGATATCTCTTCCTTTGTTATTTGTAATTGTGACATTTCGAGAAATGTATGGGTTTTGCGCTGGATTTCCTGACAGCGTCACAGCTATACCAAGCTCTGCTGTATCATAATTATTTCCATCAATAAGTGCATCTTTAACACCAAGAACGCCCATTACAACAAGAACATCGGAAATAACATTTCCTTTAACTACTATTCTTTGTGAGTAATCAAGAGCGATGCCATAATCAGTACATCTGCGGATAACGTTATCTGAAATAACCGTACTATGTGACCAACTAAACACGCCATCTGACATAACAACACCGGCCACACCATTGTCATGAATATAGTTTTTATGCAGATATCCGTTCTGGATGGAGCCACGCCAGTTTGTTGATGTGTTAGTTCCATTATCAACAATCAGAACTGCTGCTCCGAGACGATTGTCATGTATGTCACAGTGATGAATCTTCCAGTTATTACATTGCTCAACGCGAATTAGGCCAATGCCATCAGGTGTCCCTATCTGAGTCGTACTAGTCTGTGCAAACCTGTTTCCGTCTATATCAATTCCATATATATCAAGACCATCACAGTTCTTAAATGTAAACAATACTTTATTGCATTCATCTACAAGCTTACCTTTACCTACTCCTCTTACTATTACGTTCTTGTAACCATCAATAACTATGTCCTGAGCCCGATAATCTATATCAAGATTAACTTCTTTCTGAAGAGTATTTGCCATTGCAAAAACAGATGATATCTTAGTTGATACGTCGGTATCATCGCCGGTTGCCCCATACTCAGTCAGATAAACCTTGCTTGTTTTGCTGATTCTAATCCAGGCGCCAGTAACAATTCCAGTTGGCCTAATGATGTACCCGCCATCATCAGCTTGAGTGGTTGTGGAGTTCCAACTGAATTCACCACCTCCGATATTCGTCCCTTGAATATATGCCTTAACTAGAATGCGCATCCCTTCGGATGCATTATTTACGGTTCTTAGCTGTGATATTGACTCGCATTGACCGATTATTTTGAATGCGTCCGGATGATCGAATTGTTGTTTGAATTGATCAGGGTCGTACTTCAACACATTTGGAAAGTAGAACTGCTGCACTGACGAACTTCCGCCACTGTAAACGGCCATCGAGTGTCCCTGTACAGTCACAAACTTTGCAATCTGTCCATTATATACAGGGTAACCAGCAGCATTAATGATGATTGGTTGCGAAACAGGAACGTGAGAACCGTCTTCATTCTCAACATAAACCTGAATCTGGTTTGCTGGGTTGGTAGGGTCTGTATCAATCTGGCCGATATAAATTTTTCCATTGGCTACGGCTTTAAAAGAACGCGCCATAGTGAAGAGTTGCGAAGGCATCGATACGATCACATTGGCTGTAATGTCTGTCATTTAATTTGCTCCAGATACAAGGAATCGCCGCAGCGTAGCTACGGTGAATTTTGGGCATAAAAAAACCCAGCCGAAGCTGGGTCGTTGCGTTGGTTATCTGTCAGTAGTTATGTACTGAAGGAGGTAATTCTTTATTCTTAAGTCTCATCCATGCGGAAAGATTCGTTGGTCCGTCTGGCTCATTGATATCAACATCTCGTGTGTGATTGATTAAAACGTCTCTCGCCATTCCGATAACATACGAGAACTCATGACCGTAGTCGTAGCATCTGCCGGAATAGTTCGATTGAATTTGTTTTAGCGCCGGATACAATTCGCGGAATAATGCCTGTGAGCGGTTGGCATAATCCCATAACCATACAAGGCTGTTTGCTTCTTTTGCAGAAAGCTCGTTGGTTTTCTTCTCTTGTTTGCCGATGAACTCACCTTCAAGTGGAACTCGAGCTGCAAGTGATAGTGCTTCGGTAAACTGCTCCTCACTGATTTCTTTGTACGAACATCCAAAATGGGATTTCAGTGACGACCACATGGTGATCATCGCCTTAGCCTGCTTTTCTTTTGGTAGAGACTGACCGCGACTCATGACGAGTTGTTTAATGGCTTCCTGCTGTTCAGTGGTGATTTTACCCGGCAACGCCTTTTTAGCTTTGCGTGGGTTAACTACATGACCTTTAGTCCAGTACTCGTAGAGCACATCGTCACACTCTTCCTGATACTGGATTACCTTGTCGCGGATTTCAGGGCGGACTTTGTTAGGGCTAATGGTTTGCAGCCAACCTGCAAGTTTGCGAAGTGCCAAACAAATAATCTCACGGCGCTGTTCATCACCTGGAAGCTGCATTGTGATTTTCACAATGGAGGTTTTAAACCGCTGCTTCATTTTCGTAAACTGTGAAGCCCAATCCATACCCATACCTTCAACGATAGGTTTCATTGGGGTGTACGGCTCACCGTTGTGATTGACAACATAAAGCTCTGCGCCGTGGAATGGTACATTGATAGTAGATACTGCTGTTGCTATACTTTTCATGTCAATATTTCCTAAGACGATTTGTTGATACCGAAGCCCTGACTGTTCCAGCAGTTGGGGCTTCAACTTTTTTGTCCGGCTTGTCCGAGTAAAAATCCAGATACATGCTCTACTGACTGGTCAACCTCAATTTTTCTGCCAGAAGTTAATGTAATAAGCGCACAATCGTCACCTGTGCCCTCTACCAACTCAATGTTTTGGCGTCTTATGGTGTATGTCGTTTTGTTTTTTTCGAATCTAATCCGCCACCAATCACTTGTCCTTCTGCTTTCAAACTTTGTTTTAGTTAGGGTTATAAAGCTCATACCGTTATCCCCTCTCTCTTCAGGCTATCCATCACCCGTTTAATTACTTCTGCGCTAAATGAGCGACACTCTTCCTTTGCTTTCTCTTCAAGGATTTTTTCTAACTTCTCTGGCATACGCAGTGTTTTTACCTTCATTGCATTCTCCGTTGTATGTGGTACGCATACATAGTATTTAGGTACGCATTGATAGTCAATAGATACCTACATATCCTGTGGTAAAAAATTATTCAGGATGTGCCGATGTCTGATCGTAAGTACAAAAACCCTCAAGTGAATCTGAGGCTTCCTGTAGAGATAAAGGAACGTCTTATTGAACTGGCTGAGGCTAATTCTCGTTCATTAAATGCTGAGATGGTCGCGGCACTTGAAGCGTGGACAGAAAAAAATAAACACATTCAAGCACTAGACCTTGCAACTATAGCATCACGATTGATAGATCTTGAACACGATGTTGAGACGCTGAAAACCATGTATGGTAAGGATGCAAAATGAATAAAAAACAGTTTATTAAGTCAAAAACATCAAGCAAGGAAGAGCTAGAGAAAGAGCTAAACTCCCTGAAATATGCTCTGTGTCTGGTTTACTCAAGACTGCCAATGGAAGATAAAAACGCTATTTACAATGAAATGATTAGCAGCCTTGATTTTAACGATAGAGACCTTGCATCCCACCTCAACAGCTTCCGCGTCCATGAGTAATTCTGTTGCGGATTTGCTTCTTGCGGTGGTTTAGGCTGGATAGCTTGGCTTCTGCTTCTGATATTTGCGCATCAAGATCTTTAAGCTCAAGATCTGAAAGGCGCTGGTCAAGCAGGGTTTGGTTCAACTCAATGTTGTTCAGACGTTCTTCTATGGTCATAACTTTCATCCTATAACTATTTGGAATTAAAATGAAAAATATATTAATTGGTTTCGTTTTTGGTGCAGCCTGCGCCGCCAGCATTAGCGTCATAGCCGCTCAGATTGTTGGTGGTAACTCATATCTAATGGGCTATGACGTCATGATAAATGGAGAGGTTGTTTGCTCAGATCCTTATGTATGGACCTCGACAAAAGAAATAGAATGTGACTAATACCAGCCTGATGGCTGGTTAATTTTTTCATTTACCTGGGCCATATTGACTACTTATAAAATGAGATCAATATTTAATCGCCCAATAACGGGTGTATGTTGAGGTATATCATGGCTAAAAAACCAGGTGAAAACACAGGAAAAAACGGCGGAATATACCAAGAAGTTGGCCCACGCGGCGGTAAGAAAGACAATTTTGCCACCGTCAAGGACAACGAAAGGCTTCCACCAACAACAAAGCCAGGTCATGGCTGGGTATTGGATAAGCGAACTCCAGACAGCAAAAAGTAATAATCAAGCCGGGTCACTCCGGCTTTTTGATATGTCGCTCGCAGAACTCAACAAGCCTGCTCATTAAGTAGCAGTAAGTCTCGTTGGCTCTTCCTGGTTCAACATCAACGCCGACCCTTGAGCAGATATCGAATGCCATGTGAGCGCACTCATGGGCAATAGTAGATAGTTTGCCATTGAACACACCTATCACATGCAAAACACCATTCTCGCTGCTCATTGTATGAGACGCTCCGTTGGCATCCGAGTCCTGCACGTCCACGCCAAGTTTTTGATGCAGGCGTTGCCATTCTGGAAAGTCTCTGCAAAACACAATTGTACCGCTCTCAAAGAGCGGAACGAGCATTTTTGGTACGTTTCCAATGTTAACTTTTTTCATGGTATCCTGCTCAAAACTAAGGAGGTTGGTGTGAAGCGATGGGTTATAGGTGCATTCTGTTTTCTAATTAGTGGTCTTGCACAATCGCAAGATAAGGATCTGAAATTTGCTAACGACATGTTAGTTACAGCTAAAGTTGCTGGTATGTGTGGAACATTTAAACAAATGTTTGCTTTTCAAGAAGCAACCCAGATGCCAGGCGGAGATGAATTTATTGAACGTTTTTTGAATACGGAAATTTCTCGCCTAGGAATGTCACTTCAAGAGTTCATGAAGTTGTGCACAGATTCTATAGAGTCATACAATAAATTAAAAAGGATGTCAGAATAGCCATCCATGGCTATCGGGAGGTTAATATGGTAACAGTCGGTTGGATTATTGTTGCCCTGCTTGTTGCTCTGTGGGCAAAGAATCGTTACTACTGAGAAAAGCGACAATACCAACGCGGGCTAGATTTTTCTTCTCGTCCGCTGATAGCGTATTTACCCAATCCCTATATGGTTTCACTTTCTGCATTGAAGCATCCACCGATTTCCTAGAGGCTGGAGTGCTGGCGTGACCTGCGGCAATCCTTTTTGAGAGATTTTTAAAAGCCGGAGATGCTATTAATTCATCAGCGGCAGCCATTCTTGAGTTTTTACCAGAACGGAGGAGGCTAAAGAGTACCCCTGCCGTACCGGCTCCCGGCGCTCCGATGGCTGTGGTTAGCCCTTCTGCTTTAGCCACGTCTTTTCCTATTCCATATATACGCCCAAGCATTCCCTTCTCTCCTGCGAACTGATTCATCATCCGGTCAATTTGAGAGGAGGAATACACCTTCTCGCTGCCCACCCTTTGCATGCCAGAAGCCACCTCATAGATGTTTCTCAACCTACGCGTAGCCGGATAGCCAATTGCCCGGCTCAATGCCTGCATATTTGATTTGTTTCTTGATAGCCCTCCATACCACTTAACAAATCCAGGAACACCGAGTGACTGCCCGGGAGATTTAGCGAACGTAGTGAAAGCCCTATTCATTGCGGTGGCAACAGCTGGTTGCACCATGTCATCAGGAAGATTTGAAACTAGGCGACGGAAGTCACCGCCCTTTCCTTGAGACATATCGACGATAGCTTGCTGTAATTGCGGCACTATTCCTTTATCCAAGTCTCTGCCAAGATTTTGAACAGCGGCTGCCTGTACTGCGAATCTCTTTCTCCCGATCTCTCTAGCTAAATTCCATGTATCCTCTGCACCATATTTGGCAGCAGCGGCTCCCTGATCTTGTATCAGTGCGCTTTCAATAATTCCAAGGTGCCGAGCGTCGATGCCGCTATATGGTCCTTTATCCATCTCTTTGCCAAGAGCCATTCCAACCTGCCGTCGAACTGCATCAAGAAGACCATAAGTCGGGGCGGTGTTTGGGTCTATTTGTTCCAAGGTCTTTGACAGTTGAGGATATAGCGATTTTAGTTTTTCTAGCCCACCGACATCATCTGCAATATCCTCAATGGCGTTAGTGGTATGGGTGGTATCTACGGTAGCTCTTGTTGGAATTTTTGCTCTAATTTGATTGTATAGAGTGTCTTCTTGGCGCTTCAGGTTTGATCTTAACTCCTCATAAGAGCTTTTTACCTTTTGATTGATAAAGTCCTTATCAACGCTCCCACCAAAATCATTAATAAATTTATCTGCCTGCTCTCCAAGCCTACTAATGGCCTCTCGCTGTGCGTGGAACAGTTTATTCCCTGGGGTTGCAGCTAAAGCATTTTCAAACGCGCGGTAAGAAGGGTTGCTGGAGTACATGCCGGGAGTTAAGGCATCCTCCATCCCAAGATTGCGGGCGGCCTGTAGCACAGAATCATCTGGTGAAACAGCTTCCGCGAGAGCATTTAAACCAGATCTGTTTCCTGTTATTGGATTCACATCTGTAGCTTTCGTTGCAACCCTCGCCATTCCACTAAGTTCAGATGCCTGAGACATTTCTGCCGATGGAGGCCTAAACCTCTTCGTAACCGCACTGGCTGCTTTGCTAATCACTGGAGATGCCAATTCAGCAATTGGACCAGCGGCAGCACCTATAGCCGCCCCTGTAGTTACATTGCCACCGGTTCCGTTAGCAACAACACTACCTTCAACCGCACCAAGCCCTGCGGCGGCAGCCAGCCTTGCCGCCCCTTTCGGAACCTGAGAAATAATCCCACCACCACTAACAAATGGCGCTGCTTGTCCAACAAACTCACCAACATCTTGTGCGGTTGATGGTTTTGCCGCTAACTTCTGCTGTAGAGACTGAATTGCGGCTTGCTCTTCTGGTGTCATATCTTGAAATAGGCCAACACCTTTACCAACATCCATCAACCCACTGAGAACGCCAAACATAAAACGGTCGAAACCGTTGGCTTTATTAACCACGTTTTCCTGTCTGGAATTTTCCTCTGGTGAAACCAAAGGAGATTGCTGCTGTTCTGGTTGAGAATCAAGCACAAAGCCATCAGGAAGCTGTGAGTTATCAGGCTGTTCATCCAGAACAAACCCCTCTGGTAAACCTACATTGGTTGCCATTGTCCGTTCCTGTAAATAATTTTCTGACCAGTTTTAGGATTTTTCGCGGTCATACCTTCTCGAAATGTTTGACCGCCAGATGTTGCTTGCTGTGTCTGTTGTTGCGCAGGCTGCTGAATATCTTCATACAGCTTGGCTTTTCTGGATTGCAATTGCTTAGTTAGTCCGCTGGGGAGAGAATCTCCATAAGTTGAAAGATAATCATCCATTTGCTGATTAAACTTTTCACCTTCAGTATTTGCCATCAGTTTTGAGGTGTTAATTAAGTCCTGGACTTGCTCATTATTCAGCATTTTGCCGTTAGATAATTGACTAACATAGTTACCAAGTGTGCCGAATATTCCATCAGTGCGTTTTACCTGCACTTGCTCGCCTTCGCGTACCACAGATTGCGGATCCAGCGATTTCATATAGTTGAAAATCATTCCCAACTGCGCGGCTGGAGTGTTGCGCTTCCCAAGGGCTTGTAGGTTGTCAGCAGCACTGCGCATTGCAGAATAATTCTTTGAGAAACCATTGATATCACTGTTCAGATCTCGAACAAGTTTGGGATCAATCTTCCCGCTTTCCTGTTGCTTCATCCATAATTCCTGCAACTTCAGGGCGACGTTATCATTATGCATTTGTGCCCGCTGATCCCTGTCTAGTTGAGCATTCTGGATGTTTGCCCACCCTCTGGAGTTCTCCATATCAGCCTGACGCACACTTTCGTTCAGCCTCCCCTGCTCAAGCTGGCGTCCAACCATCTTATCCTGAACAGCAAACGCCTTTTCGGGTCCAAGCGCACCGAGAGACATCGTAGTCAACATGTGTGATAGCTGTTCTGGATTCTGTACTCCAGTCTGTATCATCCAGTCTGGATTAGCGCCAACACGGTTTAACCTGTCCTTGTTATCAGTAATGAATTTACTGTAGGATTCCGGCCCCTGAGAAAGAGCGACGTTAGCCTTCATAGCCAAATCGCCCATATCGTTACGCTGCTGCTCATTAAGACCGGAAAACGCCTGCTGTGCCTGCGCAACAAACGCCGGGTTTTCCTGAGCAAACTTAAACAGGCCAGACGGGTCGCCAGTAGCCCATGCGTTGGCATGAACCTGATTGAATGCGTTTAGCGCTTTCTGTTGCTGTTCCTGCTTATAAATATCAGCAACTCCAGCCAGACCACGCAGCCCTGTTAAAGCCACATTATTAGCGCCTGATCGAGCCAAATCATTGTTTTCGCGAATCAGTCCAAGCGTTGCGTTAATGTCGCTTGCCTTTGGCGCATTCTCATTTTGCGCACCAATGCCAGCCAGAAGACCACCAGAATTAATACCCTGCTGCCACGTAGCCATTGATTACCCCTTAAAACAAAGAACCAAGCAGACCAATACCACCACCGATAGCCGCTCCCCATGGGGTTGACATTGACAAAGCATTGGCTATTCCACCACCTAACAATGCACCGGAGGCAGCACCACCAACAGCAGATTGCATAGCTGATGGCCTGTTGGCATTTGCCGCTGCAAGAGCCGCGCTTTGCTGTGAAATCTGGCTCATATTGTTGGCATATGTCTGCCCGGCGTTTGCCTGCCCCTGAAGCGCACCAAGACCAATATTTGCAAGGTTCTGATAGTTATTCATCTGACCTGACAGCCATTGCTGACCAAGTGTTGGGGCGATTGCTGAAAGCTGGTTACTGGTCGCTGTAGAACCAAGGCCACCTGTTGCTTCTGCCGCTGCCAGATTCTGATAGCGAGCCTGCCCCGCAAGGTCATGGTATTGTTGGGAGTTATAGTAATTATTAAGCGCCTGCCCCTGACCTTCGAGAGACGATAAACCTTCAAGACTGCCTACATACTTATCAGCCAGAGGAGTAAACGGCTTCAGGTTATTCATGATGGTGTTGAACTGCTGATTTTGAAGGTCTGCGGCATACTTCTGAGCTTCTGCTGCATACTTTGCGCTTTTATCAGAGCTGCCACCTTTACCGCCTTTTTCAGGGCAAAGAGGTTCCTCACCGCGCAGTTTTCTGCCCAGCTTAAATGCATATAACATGTTTATCTCCCGTTATTCAGGAAGTCGGTTAACTCTTCTCGGGTGGCGGCGTAAAATGTCACGTCATCCACGCCTTTGAAGTATTTCTTGATGGTTCCCACACGCTTAAGGCCAATCATTGCGCAGTACATCTGACCGTGGCGAAATTTGCGTGCAGCAAATGATGTAACGCACTGAACGGTGGTATTGGTGAGAATGTATCGCCAGAACGCCAGTCCGATTTCCTTACTGAATCCGCGAATCTCAGGCAGGTACATGGCGTGGCAGTCAAAGGTCATCGGCTGAATCTCGTTGTAATACACGATGCCACCGAACTGACCATGTACGTTCACTTCAAAGTAACGACACTCAGGCTTGTAGTCGTATCCGTCACCGTTGTTGCTTCCGGCAATGATGTCGGGGTGGTTGCCAACCATTTCTATCAGGTCGATGTTGCGTGTTGGAGTGAATGTAATCATTAATCAATCAACCCATGTGCACGCAAGGCGTCTTCCAAAGCCTTAGTGCGCCGACGCTCAGTAATTAGAGCATTGGCTATAGCCTGGATTTCAGATTGCGTGTAAGTATCGCTAACGGCGAATGTCAGGTCAGCATCGAATACGCCTTTATTCGCCGTACCTGTTGCCGCGGTCCATCCAGTCTGGCGAGCGCCAACAACTTTTGTACCGTTAACAGAATAACTTCCTGATACGTTAAGGGATGAGGCAAGAGTTTGAGTTCCTGTTCTGCTGAGTGAAACATAATCAACGATTATCTCTGATACTTTACCGTCGATATCCTCAACTTTTATTTTCAGACCATTAACATCATTCTCTATTTCAAGAAGCTTTACTTTTATTCCTGAAATATCCTCTTCTGTTTTTGCAATTCTTTTTTCGTGCTCATCAAGAATTACATCCTGCTCATCATTTTTAACCTGTGCGTCGTAAGCGCCACTCCCTGCCTCATTTGCCTTGCCTGCAATAGCACCAACGTCAGCTCCCTGCGCGATTACATAGAGCAAATAAGACTGGCTAAAGACGTTACGGGGAAGAATTGAAGCATCAATGCGTGTAGCCTGAACCACGACAGGCTTATTAAGTGACGGGTCTGCCATATTTTACTCCAGACGAATTTGACACCCGGATAGTGTTACTGGCGATTTGGTGATTACCCGCAGTTTGAATCCGATTAATCGACGAATGCGCCCAACACGTTTCCATAAAACGCGCTTGTCGTACACAAACGGCTCGTTCTGCTCAATCATCTGTTCACGACCGTAATTGATACCGTCAGTTGTTGCAGACAGGAACAGGCGGTCGGCGTATTGAGCAACACCAGTGGATGATTCAACTTCGAGGTCGAAGCATCTGGCGTTCTCTGCTTTGAAGATTGGCGTGAACAAGATGAACTCTTGTTGTTTTTCGTACTGGCTACTAATGTCAAATTGCAGTTGTCCTGTCACCGCTTCTGATTTATCGCCGCACGTAATCTGGTTGCCTTCATACATGAAGTCGACAGCACGATATACATCATCGTAAAGCCCGGTTTTCAGCACGCACCATTGTGGTCCGTTCTGACTTGACGATGCGTCGTAAACCAGAACATGACGAGGGAGATGAATAATCAGAAGCTCATGAGAATCGAAGCGCAAAGTCTCCATTACACCCGTCGCCAGTTCATCAGCCGTGTATGAGCGGATAATTTTCTCAATACTGGCCGTCGCAATTGGTGAAGCCTGCCCTGACCCGATGATGTAGACGGAAGGTGCGCCAGTAGCCGGGTGACTGATGAATGCATATGAATCAGCGAATGGCGTTTTACAGTATGTTCCGGCAATGCCCTTCTGTACCATCAGCGATGGCTGTGCGACATACAACGCAGCGCCAGCGGTGGTTGCGCCTGTCAGAGAGAAATACTCTATCGTTGACGAACCAAAGCAGACGATGAAGTCTCGCCATGTCCCGATACCGATGATGCCGTCCGGCTGCGATTCTGCGCGATATTGTGCACTGTATCGGTCAGGATGCGATTCGTCTTCAAGGTCAGTGACAAACCATGAATCAGTTCCGTCTTTTGACCACGCATAACGCCCACGTAAGCGCGTAATGTCGCGGACCGAGCCTAACTCATACTGCGTGAATCCGCTGCCTGCAGGCCAGTTTGAGACGGTTTTAACCGTACCATCATAGCGATACTCGACCAGTTGACCATTAACGCCTACCGCCTGTGATGTGCGACCATGTGCCATTGATACGCGACCACTTCCGGCAACATCACCAACCTCGCTTTCTCCTTTGTAGAGCTTGCCACCACAAACACGATAAACAGCATTCTGAGCGGTGTTGTACTCAACTCCACGCGATACGCCGTTCATATCATAACGTTTGGTAATGCCAGGGAATGAGCGGAGATAGCCGCTGCTGTTAAGGATTTCTTTGGGTGTTGCCAGCATATTCACTGGCAGATAGTCGATATAATCGGCGTTCTTGAAGTCTTTACCCATTCCCTTCATCATGGGGAGTTGTTGAATCGGCATTCTGCTCTCCGGGGAAATAATGCCATTCGTTCAGATTGGCGAAACTATTACCGCTGCCTGTTGGCATGCGTGACGGGTAAGGAGCTCTTTTTGCTCTGGCGATGGCGGTCTGCTTATAGAGAAGCTCCTTCCCATATTTAGCAGTGGCGATAATTTTGGCAGTAGCATCAAGCGCATAATCCGGGGCAATCCGGCAAGCCAGATTGTGGAATACCGCGCTGACTGCACTAGAGCGAAGGCCGTGGTCGTCACCTTCAGCAGGAGGATTGTCATCATCTGAGAATACATAGCCGGTAATGATGCCTTTCCCGTCCTGATACCACTCCGCCATCATCGCTTCGAGGTCATCTACGGCATCCTGCATAGACTGAGGTTCGACATCGGTAAGGGTTGCATCTGATGCCACGCCCAACTTACGAAGCGCAGCCCTGACCAGATCGCCTTTAGTCTTTATCTGCATCGCTTACCGCCTTAGGCTTGCGGCCTTTGCGTGGCTTAACATCATCTGCTTCCGCGGGAAGCAACTTTGACGGATGATCAAGCCAGCCATCTTTGACATATTCCGGAAGTTCGCTGGAGTCGATGACCTTCATCTGAGCCATGACGCCCCATACCATGATGCTTCCACCGGGCTTATAGATTGCTATTTTCATAGCCACTCCATAAAGAAAGGGGCCGCAGCCCCTGTTAGTTACGCAGTCTGACCAGGCAGGCCAACACCGATTGCCTCCGGTCGTGTCGCGTTTACGCCGTACCACAGCGCAATACGGCACAGGCCGGACAGGGTGGAAATATCACCCTGCGTAGCGAAGATACCGTTCAGGCCAACATCAGGGATGCTGAATGAGGTAGTTTTCATACCTGCAAAAAGTTCATGGTTAGCCGGAATCGGCTGAGACACGATACGAATAGCATCGTCAGCCCAGAACACATTAGTGCGAGCGTCTTTAACGTTCAGGATGTTCACCGCCATCGCATCAGCCAGCGAGGTGTTAACATTGGCGTATGCCCGTTGCTCAGGAGAAAGAGAAACATCATCCAGTGCTACAGGCTTCGGCGTGATTTCAACGTGAGTACCATCAACAACGCGAACTACGGAGAAAGTCGCGTCCTGCGCCAGTACGTTCTTAGCCATCTGACCAAGGAACTTCACGCCAGCAAACGAAATTTTGTCGCCGCGTTTCAGGCCGGTAGTTGCAGACAGGGTGACGGTAGCAAAACGGTTATCAACGTTAACTTTGTTGCCATCGTTATCCAGTTTCCATGCGACAGGCTTGAAGGACTGAGCACCGGATACAGTGATACCAGTTGCAGTAGATTTGGTCAGCACAGGAAGTTTCGGAGAGCGCAGGACATCATCGAAGCCTGCAACCTGCCGCTGAATGGTGCCATCTCGGTATGCTTCTTCAGGAATACGCCCAAAGATGTCACGCTTGGTCAGGTCGTAACCCGCTTTTTTGTAGTCCTGAGGGTTGAAGAAGTACGATGTCCCCATGTCGCGGTTAAGTTCGCGGGAGAACATGATTTCTTCTGCGTCGGCCACAAAGTTCCAGGCGTCTGCGGTATTAGTGCCGATGGCATCAGGGGAGGTGATAACCAGCGAACCCATCTCGGCGGCCATGTTTGCGACTTTCAACTCAACGTTGTTCGCCAGCTTGCGAGCGGCAGACTGGATGCGGCGACGATACGCAGTTTCGTCTCGCAAGTCATCAGCACGCAACTGGAAGAAGTCGTTATCCGGCTCTCCCATGTTTACCGCGACGTTAAGTTCCAGTAACCCTGTCGCTTTATCAGTTAAATCCCAGCCCTCCTGAGTGGGTGACTCTTGCTCTACAGGCATCCAGATGGTATTGCTGGAGCGCTGCATAGAAGCAGCAGGCGGGGTGTATTTCTTGGCTTTCTGCGCCATTGGAGTGATTGCGGAGATGGTTTCGATGATTTCATCTACCGCCAGTGTAACAATTTGACCTTCGTTCAAAGCCATTATCGGATTCCTTTAAGTTTTGCCTTTAGCTTGCGGTAGGTTTCCACATCTCCCTTGCTCGCAGCAGCATCCATTTGTTTACGAATGGCATCTTTATTTGCTGCGCTGACATCACCGGTAATCGGCTGGTCAGCAGGGGGAGCGGAAGAGATTTGTTTACCGCGAGGCTTGAGAGTTAAGCGTTCGGATAGTCGAGTGAGTTCAATCAGCGCGGACTGCCCATCCATCGCCAGTAACTGGCGGGCTTTCTCCGGGTTTGCACCCAGGTGATACATGAGCGCGGCGGACTTCTCCGGGAACAGGCGCATAATGTCGGCCCCAACCGCAGGCGGAACCAGTTGCATAAATGCGTCTTCTTTCTCCTGATAGTCAGGGATATTGAGCTTTTCCGCCGCGTCATAGTGTTTGCGGGCAGCTTCGACGTATTGCGCTGATTGCTGGGTAAACTCCTGAGTCTTGCGGCCCTGTTCTGCTACGGCATTGCTGCGGGCGTCCTGCGCTTTCATTAGCCATTCGGTATTAGCAGCATTGAAAGCGGCAAGCGCACGGCTGTTGTCGTAGTCATATTTAGCCAGGCCTTCTTCTGACAGATAGGCATTAATATCCGGCTGAGGTGGAAGGTCAGGGTTTACCCGTAAACTCTCCGGCAATTCTCCGCGTTTAACTGCCTCCATCTGCTGCTCAAGCTCGCGCTGTCGTTTGCGCTCGATGCGGCGGCGGGCGAATTCTGCGTTCTTTGCCGGGTCTTGTTTTGGTGCTGTCTCATCGTCCTTCAGGACAATCTCAAAGCCCTCTTCCTGACCTGCATTGTCGTTGGCATTATCGACAACTAAGCTATCAGCAGATGCCGCTGCATGATCGCCGGACAGGGTTAAGTCTTCAGTTGCCTGAATTTCGGTGGTTGGTTCCATGATTAACTCTCTCTTATTGAGGTGTCTCGGCTACACTGCCGGAAGGTTGATTTTGTCTCTGCGATTGCAGGATGTTGGCAATGTCCATTCGCTGCTTGTGCGTCTGTTCATCGCCTTTAAGGAGTAACTCAGCATTTGCGCGAGCGTCTTCGCTGCGGTCCTGCTGGAATGAAGCAACGGTTTTAAGGAACTCTCTAAACTCAGATTGTTTACTGAGGTCCATGTTGTTGAAGATTTCTGCGATTCTGGCAGCGTTAAGCTGGTTCTGCGCTTCGACTTTAGCTGCATCGATTTGCAGGGACAGCGTCTGGTTCTGAGCTTTAGCCAGTTCAGCCTGCCCCTGCAGGAGTACGCCCTGAGCCTGAACCATTGCCGGGTCTTGTTGACCTTGTTTGGCTTGTTGCGCCTCTACTAACCATTGCTGCTCTTCGGGCGTTTCTGGCTTCTTAACGCCCATCTGAATAAGCTGCTTGTTGGCATAGTCACGCATCATCTCAACACCTTTACCATCAAGCAGGGTGAAGTACTGAAGCAACAGCAGTTGATATTCTGGCGTTCCCTGTGGCGTCTTGCCGAGCAACTCAAGAATTTCTGCGCGGTTTTGCTGCTTCATGGACTGGAATGATGGTCCAACATCCGTGTAGCACTCATAGCGCCCCCTGATATCGTTTAGTACCTGCTTTTCTCCAGTAGCAAGGTCAACAACCTCAGCCATTAGCTGAACATCTTTCTCGCTGCCATCCTCAAGGGTAATCGTAACGTTGCGAGGAACATCGTAGATGTCATTAACTATCGACTGGTAAATCTCTCCGTCACGGCGCATGGCGGTAGCCAGATTATCCTGAAACACGTATGTCTCAAGGTCAGCCCTCATATTCAGTTGATTGACGGTATCAAACGCAACCTGTCCGCCATTTACCGCTTCTGTATCAACTCCGAGAGTGGCAACCTCTTTTACTGCGCTGGTTGCTGCTTCCAGCATGTAGGCGTTGGCTTGCGGCACTTCCGGGTTTTCATAATATGCCAGCGGCTGAGTCGGAAGGTCTCCACTATTTTCGTCAGTGCGATTGAGCAGGTAGTATGGGTAATCGTCGTTACCGTCGTACATATGCTCAAAGCCTGCAATCTGCTCAGGCCAGAAGAACGGCTTCTTCTTCGGAGTGCGGGCCACGATGTCGGCGTTGAACGACATAATCATGTTGCGCAGACGCTGGCCGTCTTTTGTCAGGCGGACGACACCCTCATACACTTCTTTATCTTCAACGAAGCCCCACTCTCCGAACACCGGAACAATGGGGATATGCTCGCCAGCAATGAGCTGCTTGTCTTTGAGTACAGCAGTGCAGGTGATAATCGATTTGTATACCCGGCGACGCTTAATCTGGCGCTCTGCAATTTTGATAAATCCACTATCAGCCAGGTCATCGATGACGTCTTTAATATCGCGCTTAAAGTAGCTTACCGGCTCACCCGTAACCGGGTCTTGGTAGATAAACGCCGTCTCTTTCTTCTCGACCACTTCGTAAAACTCAGCGATCTGAATTGTGTCCTGCGTCAGCCATGGAAATACCCAATCGTTGGGGTTCTGGAATGATGGAATATCATCAGCATCGAGGTCGTATTTTTCTGCGAAATCCTCCCAACCATTCTGGCTCATTGAGTGGATAACTGTGCAGTGACGGGCGTCAGACTTGTCCATCAGTTTGCTGTTGCTGTCCCAGATAACATGGGAGCAGGCACTATGGATAGGCTCTCGACGGATAACCTGATTGTTGCTAGTTGGACTTTGGTCTTCGTAGTCAGTGACCAGACGCCACGCACCCACGCCTGCTTCAATCTGCTCACGAACGGCTATGTTGACAGCAATTTTCGCCGTATTGTGCCGCATGTCGGTGCGATACATGCCCATCAGCACATCAGCAGCGTCAGGACTTGCTCCATCCTTTGGACGATACAGAACATCAATAGGGTTCTGACGCATCTCAGAAACGAGCTTGCGCACCACTGGACGTACAACATCGAACTGCCCGCGATACTGCAGGGTTGTGTATTGTGATAGCCAGTCATCCCACTGAGATACGCGGGAGAAGAAGAGATCATTCTTGGCCTCCCTTCTGGCTTCATCGCTGGCTGTCCAGTCCGCATCAAAGCGCGACAGGATGCTCTCCAGCCTGTTTTTATTGTCGGCCATTATCGTCCTCTGCGTACTGGTCTAATCGGTGCGGGGATTACTTTTGAAGGTTTGTTTTTAACTACCGGGAATGCAAACGTCAGCGCCAGCGCATCGGCCCTGTTTGGCGAGGGAACACCGCGGCGTTTCATGTCGTCTTTCGACTCAAGAACAATCTTACCGTCCAGCTTCACTTTGTATTCTGGGGCGACAATCTCATCGGCGGTCTGCTGGTCGTCAATGCTGCCTCCCTCATTCAGCCAGGATTTCATTGCATTCCACATTTCTCCGCGCTTGTTGAGCATTGCCGGGTCTTTCGATTCACCTGCGAAGCTTACAAGTTGCCATTTTCTTCCCCATGACTTACCTACAGAATGAATACCCGTTCCGTAACCGAAATCGATGAATACCGCGTCAGCTTTATGTTCATCCTCGATAGCAGCAACAACCTGAGCAAATTTCACATCGTCGTCTGTTTTTGGGTAGGAACCTAAAAGCTTTGAGTGCAGGCCTTGCCTGAGATAGATACATGCCTCGTCGCTCCCAGAGTATGCCGGGTCAACGCCGATAATCTTTGGAGCGAATCCATACTGACTGTGCTCCAGCTTTCTGGACATCCCAGCATCGGCATAGCTTTGAGGAATAAACTGAAGGTCTGAAGCAGACGGGAAGAGGCCACGAACGCGCACTTTGAAGAAGTCGCTATCCTCGCCGTAGTCGTTGCGCCATTCTTCGATAAGCTCTTTGTTTGTCATCTTAGCTTTTCGGCTGTCAATCTGACGCCGACGCCAGCGATGCTTGAATTTACGGAAGCACTCACGGAATCGTCCGGTGTTACGTGTCGGGTTGCCGAAAGCGAACCAGAAAGGCTCTCCGTCTGTCAGGCCTCCCTCTGCCACCTCCCAAATCTTGTCAGGCACCGCAGAAGCTTCATCGAAAATGTAGAATGGGCTTGAGTTTGCAGCATGAAGACCAGCAAATGATTCGCTGTTTTCCTCGCGACAGGTCTGGCCGTCACAACGCCATGACTCCATGTGGTCTACATGGTAGATGTTCATATTACCTTTGCCGTTGTTGTACTCGAACCAGTGCCCGGTAATGCAGCGCTTCTTCCATTTGCCAAGCTCGCCCCATGTTTTGGTTCGAAGCTGCTCTGAGGTGTTAGCTGTTACAACACCCTTGCAGAACGGGCGGGTGCTCATGATGTAGAGAATTACCCATGCAGTGAGTGCACTTTTCCCGATGCCGTGACCTGAGCTTGTTGCGCAGCGGTATGCTTCTACTGGCTTTACACCATCAAAGTTGTTAGTGCGAATCGCCTCACCCCAATCAGTGAGAAACTCTTTCTGCCACTCATCTGGACCGTCGAAGCCATCAAGCTCGCCAGCTCCCCACTCAAATGCATACATCACAAATCCGAGTGGGTCATAGAAGAATCGCCCCATATCGTCGGCAAGCATTGCCTCAAATTCTGATGACATCACTCACCCCTTGCGCGTTTACGGGCCTCCTGAATGCGCTGAATCAGGCTAACCTCTCCGGTGTGTTCTACTTCCTGTTTGTCACGCCATTTATCTCGCTGCCTGTTCTTAAGCCAGAAAATGGCAGCAGTCGTATCGGGTGGATAATGTTTCACAGTAGGAGTTATGACGATCGAACCATCGACAGCGCGAATATCATCTTCTGGGTGTTCGTACCCGGTGGCGCGGTGGAATAACTTTGCGGCGACTTCACTGTCCGCAACAGCCTTACCCTTTTTTATGGACTCAAGAAAATCAGGATGCGCGTGCTTCCACGCATTGATTGTTTGCTCGCTAACATCAAAGAAAGAAGCCAGTTCCGCATCTGTATGCCCTAACAGACAAAGTTTTCTCGCCTGCTCGGCATACTCTGGTTTGTAAGCCGATGGGCGACCAATTTTCTTATCTTCAGCCGCCATATCATTTCCTTATTAGCTTCCTTGGGTAGTTGCGATAGTCACGTTAGCCGAACCATCAAATGACGTCGAACCTGTGACCGCGCCAGTTAGTGAGATAGTGCGAGCAGTAGATAACTTATCCGCCGTCTCTGCATTCGTTACTGAACCGCTTGCAGAAGTGTACTTAGCTTCAAATGCGGCCTTGCTCATATAGAGCAGCTCTCCGTACTGGCTTCGGAACAGATATCCACCGACCTCCGGCTTGAATACGGCTACTGTTTGCGCTGACATGTACTGGTCAGCATACGGACCGTCGAATTCTGCGTTTGCACTTCCGTCATTAGCGTATTTGATAGCTTTAATCGGAAGAGCAGACACATATACACCGTCAGCATCTTTGTAGAGAGGCCAGGATGGCGTGAAATTTGGATTTGCCATGTTTATGCTCCGGTGGTGAACAGGTCTAACGCTTCCTTAGATTTACGCACTGCTTCGAATGTGCGGATCGTGATATCCGAATTAGCGCCGCCTGACTGGAAGTGAATTTTGAATAGTTCAAGCTTCAGCTCGTCAGTGCCAATGAATTGAAATGCTTCCTCTGCGGCTGCGTTCTGGTTCATGACCAGTTTGTAAATCTCTAACTGGAATTTCTGTTCTTCAGTCATGGAAATAATCTCTGCCATTGTTGGCTCCGTTTATCCGTTAAAAGGGATATCAGTTAAGTTATCCCGTGTAGGGTATAAGCCATTGTCGAGACCACTAATGAAATAGTCTCTGCAATAACCGATGTCTTTCCATCAGTCCGCCACCACAAAGAATCTTTTTTGCCATAAGGCAGGAGGTTCATCTTTCAGTGGCTGCCAGTGTTATTTCCCCACTTTCTGGCTTGGGTTGTTTCGCGGTACTGCTGCTAATTGGTGATCAGAAATTAATTCCGGTTTCATTATCAAGCCCACCCGTAGATAGGCTTTGTAATGAAGAGCCGTTGTGAAAGTGGCTCTCGAAGCTATTTCCGTAGCTTAGGCCGCCAGGCGGTGCTGTTCTTCGATAAGCGGCTGACGATGATTACGCTCGAACATGCCGCGCAGCACTTCTTTGCGTTGTTCGAAGTCCCACCCCATGCTGATGAATACCGTGTTGGCGCGCTGTAGCTCGGTGATGCAGTGAATTTGTTCCGGCGTCAGGTAATCGCGGATCGGCTCTTTCTTCCCGATTTCGTGATGCACGCGGAACTTGGCCGCCGTCATGCCCAGCGCCAGTCGGTTAATCAGGTCAGCTTCGTTGCTGAAGTGATGCGGGGAGATCTGCTTACCCTGAGCCTCTCGCTCATGTTTGATGGCATCGGTCATGGGTTTGTACTCCAGGCGTGCAGAGTTGCGATCCATTTTCTTTTTCGCCAGCGCGCTACGCATAGTGAAGAATTCAGCTACCAGGCGCTTTTTGAATTCACGCACAACTTCATTGTTTCGCATGTATGTGATCAACAGCGTGGTTTGCTGTTCGTTTAACAGTGCTATTTCCTGCTTCTGCATGCCCCCATCCGTTTGAAAGGGTCGCATTTCAAATTCCACCCTTCCGAACTCTTCGAGGTCGCTTTTGTACTTCCTGATGAGCTGAATCACAGGCTTGTGATCCTTTTTGACGCCAGTAGCGATTACAGCGGAGTTAGTGACCAAGTCGAGCTTCTTGATTTCAACTAATTGCATCGGTAGTTACCTTTAAGTGATGAACCTTGTCACACAGGATTCCGGCCCACAGAAAGGCACCGATCACCAAACCGGCATCCTCAAGGGTCATCCTGAAAGGTTCTGTGTTCAGAAGTCGCGCGTGTGAAGCGCATTTACTGCGGATACAAAAAAGCCCCGCATTACGAGGCATTTTCATGAAAGTCACTTGTCAAATTTCTATGTGATGGAAATTATTTCAGGCATTGCGTCCTGATGTATTCCTGCAGGTAGTTAACCTGCGCGGTTATCCTGTCGATTCCACTTCGGAGACGGTAATAATTGAGTTCAGCATCTGCTGTAAGTCTTGGGCTTTCTCCATCGCCCATGCCGCTGGTTCCGGTCGTTGACTTTGGACAGGTGGCGGAGACTTGCAGGCGCTTACGACCAGCAGAAACATCAGCACGGAGACTTTCGATAGTCGCGTTAGCATCAGCAAGCTCCTTTGTGTATCTGGCGTCGAGTTCTGCTACATCACGTTGACGCTTCTTCATATCAGCGATGATGGATGTGGCTTTATCGCGCTGGTCTTTGTAGGCGATTGCGTTATTGCGGTAGTGATTAACAGCCCACGAAAGACAGACGATGATGCAGATAATGACAGACGCAATAATTGCCTTAATACGACTCATGATAAGAACAGCGCTCTTTCTCGCCGCCTCCGAGGAAGGAGAATATCAGGGTCTTTACCAGCTTTTCTCCATAACAGGAAAGCATCTGCTGCTGCCTGGTAATTCTTTAAATTCAACTGGCGCAGAACGGTAGAGCCGGCAAATGCTGATTTTCCTATATTGAATATCAGGCTACATAGTGCATCATATTGGTTCTGATTCAGCGGGACGCGAACAAGACTACTTATCGCATCTTCAACCCACTGCAAATCCTCTTTAAGCAGTTCTGACGATTTTTCGGCTGTGATTATCATCCCTGATACGACAGGATTACCATCCACTTTTCCGGTGTGCCCAACCCCAATAGTTGGTATCCCCCTGCTATCTGGATAGGCTTTTAGTCTCTCGCCTTCTTCACGTTTTAATCTGGTGATTCCGTTACTGCTGATTTGCATCATCGACTCCGGCTTTTTTAGCAGCGAAGCGTTTGATTAGCGAACCAATCGAGTCTGTGCCGATGTAGCCGATAAACACACTCGCTATGTAAGCAAGATTGCTACTCAGTCCGGCGAAGACTAAAAGGTCACGAATGAACCAGGCGATAATGGCGCACATCGTTGCGTCTATTAGTGTTTTCTTAAACGCACCGCCATTATACCGACCGCGAAGGTACGCCATTGCAAACGCAAGGATTGCCCCGATGCCCTGTTCCTTTGCCGCCATCATGGCGGTTAACAGATCATGTTTTTCTGGCATCTTTTTCATGTCTTACCTCACGACCGTGAGGATTTGTTCAATGTTATGAATTGGTTGATATTGGAAAGAACAAATCCAGGATACAGTGATTAGTAACGTGGTTTGTTCGTGACTAATGGCATGAGCAAATCAGGCAGGAGGCTGCGTCAACAGTCTCTTGCCGCCCATTTTCACGAATCCCAGCCATAGTGCTGGGTTTTCTTTTGTGTAAAACGCCCTACCCCGTCGCCACGAATGAGAAAGGGTATCTGGATGTGTTCTGGTGATAGGTGATAGGGCGCTTTCAGAAAGGTCGTGCTTAAAACGCAAAAAGCCCCGCATCGCTGCAGGGCCTTCTTTCAAATCCACCTTAACAAAGGACGGATTTCTACTGTTAGAAACGATATTAAACAAAAATCGCCACTTTGTAAAGAGCATTTTCTACAGAACTCCTTTTCAGTAGAAAATATTTATCACTGCGTGACTTTGCTCAACATCTGATTTGCATATTCCTCCTGCTTAATACACTCACCTACCAGACTTTCGAAGAAATCCTTATATGACCTGCGCCATGTGGTTTCAGGAATATCAATCACTGTTGCGCAGATGTACTTTCGAACGCTATCAGGCAATAACCGAGCATATCCTCGCCCATTACAACGTCTGCATGTTTTGTATGCAGGGACGCCTCCTTGTAGAATAGTTTTCTCTTTATCGATAACAACACCTTTGCCATTGCACTGGCATGCGTTGGTCAGAACCCCCTTCCCTTTGCACTTATTGCACAAAACTTTCACCGTCTCCTTGCGCTCTGAGAGGTACGGCTGCCCGATGCTTTTCATCGTCATTACCTCGGCATCGATAAACTTCTTCCCGCCGCAGCAATCACAGGTTCTGGTACTGGCAGCGCTTCGTGAATAGTCAGCAAATGCGAATGTTGCGAGCACTTGCATTACCTTTGGCTTAATATCATTTTCTAGCTTGCGTAAGGCAGGAACATTATCGCAGTTCTTAAGAGCATAGGCAGTCAGCAGTTCAATAGCTTTCTCACGGTCATTGCTGCTGATTTCCATCTTCCCAAGAAACGCGCTGTAACCCAACGATGCGCGACTTTGAGTCATACCCATAGCTGCCATAACATCAGTGCCAGTTAACGTTTCTGAAGCTGTTGCGCGAGGGATATCGTTTATCTGAGAAGATTTTGCGAAGTGAAACTTCACTACATTTTCCAAATTCATGCAGCATCGCCTCCCGATGGCTTGTTCAATCCAATCCGGTTCACCAGTTCACGCTCTCGCTCATGCAGATAATCCATCGCCTTCTGGTGTTGCTCCGTCATCTCTCTGACGCTGCGCAATTCAGCTTCGTCACGTTCACGCTGCTGTTTCGCCTGGTTAATGCTGGTTACGGTCATAGATACCTCTCCCGCCCTGATGAATCATTAAAACGCCGTTAACGATGGCGTGATACCTGGCTTCTTTGTCGTACAGATAACGCCTGACTGTGTTGCGGTGGCACGATAAGCGCCGTGCTACTTCTGTCTGGTTTCCGTATGCTTCAACGAGCATGTCTGGAATGGTTTTTACTGAGAACGTCATGCGGCCTCACTTCTGCTATTTCGCAGGTCTTTGAGTTTCTGTTGGTACTCTGCCTTGATCGCCTTGCACTCCTCGACAGTCCAGCGATGGCGGTTATGGTTTGATTCGATTTCGTCTACTGCTTCTTGCCCGATACGATTAATCAGTTCGACGCGATACGGAACGAGATTTCCGCTTTTATGCTGGTTGCACACCACGCATTGCTTGTGAATATTGCGTTCATCAAATCGGAGTTGAGGTGCCGTAGCAGTTGTCCGGTAATGTCCGGCATCCCACTGAGCAGACGTGAGCGTTCCGCATGAGATACATGGTAAGTCGCGGTCTCTTTCTCTGATGAAGGCGTTTACGGCTTGTTGGGCTTGTTTAATCCAGTAACTGCGGGGTTTTAAGGCGAGCTTTCGAATCTTCAGTTTATCTTTCTGTCTCTGCTCCTCTCGTCGTCGTTTCTTCTCTGCTGCTTTTTCCGCTTTTTCGCGTTCTTTGCTTCGTCGTTCGAGTGCTAACTTCGTACCACAATCAACACAACACCACTGTTGGTTCTGAAATTGCGGGAAGAACCATTCCCTGCACTCTTCGTTCTTACAACGCCTCCTTACCTTCCTCATTCGACATATCTCCATTCGGATCGCGATATACCAGCCATTCGTTAACACATTCGGAACAGGCGTAAATTTCATCAGGTGCCAGTTGCTTGTTACATCCTGCGCACATTGCCCTTGCTATGCTCTCTTGCTCATAACTTCGATTGGGGTCAATCATCGCGTTTTCCTCATGCGGTTCCATTTGGACTGCAACAGCCCATAGACATAATCGAATGTCTTGACCTGGCTTTCTGTGGGGATTGGCTTTGGTTTATTTCTGGAGCGTTTCGTTGGAAGGTATTTGCAGTTTTCGCAGATTATGTCGGTGATACTTCGTCGCTGTCGTGCCATACGTCCTCCTTCGTCTCTGGCAGCGGGAAATTACCTACTGGCGACCGCTCACATCTGATACACCATTGGTGCCAATAAGGTTGATTTGGCCGGAATCGATAATCGTCTTTGCTTTCTCCGCAGCGGTAGCAGTGTTTCATGCGGCGTCTCCAAACCTCGCTTTCCATTCCAGTGCTAACCGGGCTTCGTCTGACCACTTAACGCCGCGCTCTGTACCGAATGCCTGTATAAGCTCTAATAGCTCCGCAAACTCGCTTACACGCATCCTGCTGGTTGACTGGCCTATTACCACAAAGCCATTACCGGCAAGGTTAGGAACAACGTCCTGCTGCTTTAATGCTGCGGTAAACACACACTTCCAGCTTTCTGCATCCAGCCAGCGACCATGCCATTCAACCTGACGAGAGACGTCACCAAGGCAAGCCCAAAGCTTTCGGTTTTGGTCTAAGCTGCGGTTGCGTTCCTGAATGGTTACTACGATTGGTTTGGTTGGGTCTGGAAGAATTTGCTGGATAGCTTGAATGGCGTTCTGCTGATGGATGGGGCTTCTTAGTTCAAACGTTAGTTTCCTCACCATTTACGCTCCTGTAATCGTCAAGTGCAGCTGCAATAGTCCCTATCGGGTCATGGTCTTGTCCGATAATCTCATTTACGTTTTCATCTTCTTCCACACCGAAAAAGAATCGCAGGGCTAACATGATTTCTTCGTATGCGCTCATACTCACTCCTTCACTTTGATTCCAGCGGCGCGGATGGCGTCAGCGCAATAATCGATAGCGCAGTTGTGTCCTTTGTCGAAATCATCCTCAGCCATCACTTTGTCATCGAGTTTTATCTCGATAGCTGCGCGAGACTTAACCCATGACTGCCAGGCAATCATCTTGATGGCCTGAACGTGAAGTTCTTCGCTGTTGTTAATAGACTCGAACTCTTCACCAAACCACTCCAAAAACTGCTTTCTTGATTCGTCCATATCAATCCCCGTTATGATAGGTTAATTTTCACCCAACCCTTCCCACGCACATTTGCAACAAGCCCTTTCTTTCTCAGGTATTGCATACGGCGATCGATGGTTTCGATATACATTCCATTGCTCCGCCATTTAAGCCAGATATCAAAAACAGGTGTTGGTCTTTCACTCAGCATTGAAAGAATGTTTTGATCTAATTTTTCGTACTTGCTCACAAATACCCTCTCTCACTTAATCGCGCCCACGCTTCGTTAAACTCTTCTCGGGTTGCGCCGGATTTTCTTTCTTCAAACATCATGCATTCGCTGATGTCTCCCCATGACTTTGGTCGCTTTTCAGCGAACAGATCATCCCATTCGAATACCCAGCGGCCTGATTTTCGGTAGTGGTAAATGGTCAGCCATGTTGTGCTGTTCGCTGGATACCCATAGAGAACTTCGACTTTTTGATCACGGTCTTTATGCTTTTTCAGCAGGATAAAGCCAGCAACCAGTGAAGCTCCGGCAAGAATGATGATTGGAATTTGCCAGTCAGCCACACTTCCCTCTCCCACAAATAAAAAAGCCTGCGATTACCAGCAGGCCTGTTATTAACTCAGTGATGTAGATGGTCATTTAATACTCCGTCACGTTTTCCTGTCGCCACGCCTCGTCATATTCCGATTTCGGCATATTGGCGATGTAGCTATATGGCGATCCTGATTCAAGTTGCAGGAACTGGTGCGATTGCTCGTCAAGGAACAACGGGACACCACCTTCCCAACCTTCGCCGTTACGTTGTTTTTCAAGCATCAAAACAGATGCCGGAGATGCCAGTAGCTGTTCGTCCTTCTCTGACATCTTTTCACCACTCTGAACTCTCTGTAACGCTCTCTCGCGAGCCTTGTTACGCCAGATGATGAAAAGGTTGTCTGTCAGGTCTGTTATCGCTCCAGAGCCTTTTACGTCCATTTTCCCGGTTGGTTTTTCTTCGCTGTCTCCTTTTCGCGAGTGAGTAACGAGAATGACGTGGGAGTTTGTTTTGTTTTTGAAGTCGCAAATCGAGTCAACAAACGCCTTCTGCCCGTTATAGTCATCGTCGCCTATGCCACATTTCATCAGGCTGTCGATGATGAATAACTGGATCCCGTATCGGCGGCGAGCGTAGTCGAATATTTCGATCAGCCTGTCGGCTTTCGCCGTTCCGGTCAGGCCAAACACCCAAAGTCTTTCGTCATAAAATTTAAATGCAGAGTCAATTTCCAGCACTGGCGGCATCTTGCAGCACGTTGCCTGACGGGTAAGGCGCTTAAGGAGAATACCAGGCTTCAGCTCAAGTGACGCGATGCACGTCTTCACCCCCTGACGCATTGCCTCAAGTGCCATATGCCCGACAACCTCCGTTTTTCCGTGACCGTTCACACCATTGACCAGCGTCAACTCGGCCTCACGGAACTGGAATTTATCTGCCAGAGATTCCCACGGTGGATTAAACAGATACTGCTGTTTGCCGTAGAAAGCGTTGATAGTGTCCTGGTAAAACTCTCGCGCGCTGTAGAGTTCTTCAGGATCGAAGTAGGATGCCGTGCCGATGTACTGCCAGATTTCATCCTCGGTAACACCGTTCATCAGGCATTCGTTGATGTCTTTGTACGGCAGAGTAACAAGACGGCAACGATGTTCACCGAGTCGGCTTGCGATTTCCCTTGCGGCTTCACGACCAACATCATCAACATCCATCGAGATGAATATTTCCTCAAACCTGTCGAGGTTGTGATACTCAAACTCAATCCACTGTTGCTTAGCGCCTTTCCCGCCACCGAAAGGGACAGATAGCGCCGGTATTCCGTATTGCGCATAGCTCATGCAATCAATTTCGCCTTCGCAAAGTACAACCGCCCTCACGCCAGCATCGAGAGCCTGCCACCCGAACAGGCAAGGTTCACAGTCACCTTCTGCCATGATGACTTTCTTCCCGTCCGGACGTTCAGTACTGATTCGCTTGACCTGCAGCAGCTCGCCATCGCGTTTGTACGGAAACACCAGGGCACTCAGTTCACGTTCGCCATTCCAGACCTTTCCGCTGACAACCTCGTATCGCTTCGCGACTTCAGGCGATATGCCACGCGATTGCAGGTACTCAAGATGTGATTCTGTTCTGGTAACGTAGCGGGCTATTTTCTTGCGGTCAGGTCTGGAGAATCTCTTCTCACGTCTGGCGTCGAAATGGTGATCGTCCTCCCTGATGCCGAGAAATGCCTTCGCTTCCTGCATGGCCTGATGCAGGTTAATTCCACGACACGCCATCCACAAATCAAGCATGTCACCGCCGTCTCCCTCAGCGAAATCAGCCCATTTTTTCTTTCCGCTAAGGTTAACCTTCAGACTGTTCCCCTTGTCGCCGTTGACGTTACCAGCAACCCATTCATGCCCGTCTTTCTTGCCGTTTGGCAACAGGTGCGGAGCCACCCTGTCAACCTGCGACCATAGCAGGTCGCTAAGTTCACTTGGCGTCATGATTCCCTCAGATTGAGATTTTTAAACCAGAAATCTACAAACGAAATACCTAACCAGCCGTGGTTATAACCAGAGACCAGTAGCGATTTGATTTTTGATTTCATGGTTCACCTGTCGAAAAACACGTAGCCAGTTTTCGATACGGTGATTGCGGATGATGGTTTGGATTGTGGTTGAATGGTTTCTGGCTTCTCGTCGTTCCAGCGTTGACCGTTCAGGTAGCTCGATGGTAACAACCTGTCGAATCCGAACTGCTTACCGTTCCTGCACGCGATATCTTCTGCCAGCATTGTGGCAAACTCGCTTGCCGTCCCCCTGGTGGTTTTACGCCACTCCCTGAACTGTGTTCTGAATGCCGAAGCTGCGTTTTTCTTCCCGGCTTTCCGCATTCCAGCACACCAGAAAATTTCCTCGAATGCCTTGTCGGTTTCTTCGTGATGGCCAGATGATTTTTCACACTTCGTCCGAACACTTTCGGACATAATGTTTTTATCTTGTATTTCTTTCTTTTGAATAGTGTCTTTTGTGTCCCCCTGTTTTGAGGGATAGCACTCCCTCAATTTGAGGGATGTTTTATCCCTCGTTTTAGGGGATTTTCCCTCATTTTGAGGGATGCGCCATTCTGATATGTTTTTATTTGGTCCAAACATGCCGCCTTGCTGCTTGATAATATTCATTCTGACGAGTTCTAACTTGGCTTCATTGCACCGTTTGACGGGTAACTTTGTAATCTCGCTAAGTTGAGAATCTGTGATTCTGTCCATTGGTTTATTCCACCCATAGGTTTTACGCAGAATGGCAAGCAGCACTTTAAAATGTCGCTTGGTCAGATCTGCGCCTGAATAAGCCTCAAGCAGCATATTTGATAGTCTGGCGTAACCATCATCGAGATCTGCCACATTACGCTCCACGACCGGCTCTGACGGCCTGTAGTCTGCTAACTTAACGACGCCCATGTTTCACTCCTGCTTTGGCTAGTCTGTAAACACCAACAAGGCGCTCTGCGAACGCCCTGTTATTTGCTGCGGCTACCACTAATCCCTCAGGTGAATCAGGGTGTCGAATCTCTTCTTTTTCCTGGTATTTCTTACGACGTTTTGGCATAATTACTCCTGTGGATTGATCCAGTCTTTCTACATCAGGCCTCGAAGAATTCGCCGTTCTTCGGGGCTTTTTCTTTTGTCAGGTAGGTAGCAAGTCGCCTGGTGAGCTCTGCCATTTCCTCGTCTTCGATTCCATACTCCAGAACCGCAAGCATCATGCTGACCTGAGAGAAGAAACCGTTCTTCCATCGGCTTACCTGGTATTCAGGAACACCCATAGCTTTAGCGAATGTCTTCTGTCCCATCATGGCTAACTTGTTGAGTAAAGTGGACTCAATGCGAGCCGCCTTCTTGCTTTTAGTTGCAACTACGTTCATTCAAAATATTCCTTAGAAATTAGATAGAGTTGGATTCGCAAATACACGCAAATCCGCTTAATAGATTTACCGCGTTGTCGGCGGTTCAGATTGGTAAAGAGCGGTACTACTTAGGCAGCATTAAGTTCAGGTGGGAACACATCGTCTAGCTGAACATTCGCGCCAAAACTGTTGAGCGCCTCTACGAGCTGGCGGCACATTCTCAAATCCGGATGGCGTCGCCCTGATTCGTAATGACCAATTGCTCCCTGAGTACACCCAACCTTTTCGGCCAGAACGGCCTGGGATACCTTCATGGTTTCCCGGATTTTCCGAAGATTGCTCATCGGTATATCTCCTCAGGATGGTACGTAACCCAATAATACATTTCGTACTAAATAAAAGCAAGGTAATTAATACAATATGTGTGTTGTCACAGTCAATACATCTCGTAATAATCGGCGCATGAAAACACCGTGGAATGAGCTGGCGAAAGCCAGAATGAAACAAATAGGCCTAACCCAGGATAAACTTGCTGAAGCTCTCGGTAAGACTCAGGGGGCGATAGGTCATTGGCTTAATGGCCGCCGCGAACCAAGTATTGAAGATATTGCAGCGATCATGAAGCAGCTAGGATTGAAGGAGCTAGTATTAAGTTCTGATGGGATGGTTGATTATCCAGACTCCAACCTGAACAATGTTTCAAGTCCTCGTCCACACACAGAAATAAGGAGATTTCCCCTGATTAGCTGGGTGAGCGCAGGTAACTGGTGTGAGGCTGTTGAACCTTACCAACTCCGAGAAATAGAGGTGTGGCCTGAGACAACTGCACATGCAAGCGAAAGGTCATTCTGGCTAACCGTTCGTGGCGACTCTATGACATCTCCTACAGGATTAAGCATACCGGAAGGAATGCAAATTCTTGTTGATCCGGCTATCGAACCGACTAATGGAAGACTCGTGGTGGCAAAGCTTGAGTCTGAAAACGAGGCAACCTTCAAGAAATATATTGTTGACGCTGGACAGAAATATCTTAAACCGTTAAACCCCAGCTATCACATGATCCCCATAAACGGAAATTGTCGCATTATCGGTGTTGTCATTGAAGCAAAATGGCAAGGCCTCTAACAATTCCCTCCCCTAGCCCGCTTATGCGGGTTTTTTAATACCAAAATATTTTTTCCATTCATTTTCATACACATAGTATTTATTTATCAATTTTCAGTACATTTTGTATTGACGATATTAAGTACATTTTGTATTGTTTAGCCATCAGCAGGACGCTGGTAGCCAAACGGAAAGGCAACGCTCTTTAACTTCGATGATGCGCTGACAAAGCGCGAACAGATACCAAACTAGATGGGTTTGGGTTGCAGGTAGAAGCCAACCTCTTCGGCGGAGGCGCTCGGCAATGAGTACGCGGTCAGGGTTAGTCGCCTGGCTATCTGCAACACCAAAGCCATTTCACATGAGGATTAAATCATGACGGTTATTACGTACGGGAAGTCAACGTTTGCAGGCAATGCCAAAACTCGCCGTCATGAGCGGCGCAGAAAGCTAGCCATAGAGCGAGACACCATCTGCAATATCATCGATTCAATTTTTGGTTGCGATGCTCCTGATGCTTCTCAGGAGGTCAAAGCCAAAAGAATTGACCGCGTTACCAAAGCCATTTCGCTTGCCGGAACGCGTCAGAAGGAAGTTGAAGGAGGATCTGTACTTCTTCCAGACGTAGCACTTTACGCGGCTGGCCATCGTAAGTGTGGGCAAATTACCGCTAGATAATTATTCAGGCAGCAGCAAGCCTCTCATCTAATCAGGTCGCAATGCGGCCTTTTTTATTGCCAAAATTTAAGGAATAACAACATGAATTCAGCAGATTTATCGAAGATTCTTGAAGAACACAAAGTGTGGATTACCTCAATGCGTGAGAGCGGATCTAGAGCCGACCTACGCGGTGCCGAACTGTGCGATGCC